ACACGCAAAACGGCCTCACTTGCGTTTTGACTAAAGGTATCGGTTGCAGTTTCGAGATCCCCCGAGATATAGTCGTCTGAATGGAATTGGGTTTTTTCGACCCAAGACGAGACAGATTGACCGAATATACTCCAGGAACATTCTCTAATCGCGCTCCCGAGTTCCTTATTCAACCAACGCCAGCCTTCTGTCCACGCGCCACTCTTCGTGATAACCCTAATCTTGCTACCCTCGACGAGACCAACTGGTTCTACTGTCGAATATGGGACATCCATATGATTCCCAGGTCGCAATTTTGGATTCACACGAGAGATGAGCGGTCTCCAGAAAGCCCATGTTGAGGATTTGATCTCAACATTAGGGCGTAGCCGATCATCGCCACACTTTGGGTCAGCTCCTTGTGTAAATATCCACCCGTCCTCGTACTCAGTGATATCACCTAACACTCCTTGGTGAATTAACTCATCCTTCCCTCCGTCAGTCCTCGATCGTTCAAGACACCCACCTTGAGGTACGTCGAAGGTTTTAAAAAAACCCCCGATTTTGCCCCTGAATACCGCTCTCGCTATATCAGCGACAAGACGGCAAAATTCAGGGGTGGCCTGATGTATCTCTTCCGAGTAACATCGTTCGACGAATCCCTCAAGAGCCTTTGTGACATCGGCTTGTGTCTTCCAGCCAAGAACTTTCCGGAGTAGGTAGAATGAGAAGAAGGTCCCTATTGAATCAAACGTGAGTCCTTGACAATTAACAGGCCAGAGATCTAGGCCTGTTTGATCTAGACTACCTATGGTTGTCTCAATGGTTTTATCCCATTGTTTCTTATCATAGGGTCCTACATATTGTCCCCCCACGTTCATCCACTTAGCAAGACCTGCGACAAATTCCGCTTCACCCTGGAGATATTGGGCATAATGATCCTTCCCATCCCCTCCTCTCTTTACAGTTCCCCTCGCCCTCTGGTTCTCAGTTCTCTCGAGCTTACCTTGACCCTCACGAGCTAGTTTGATTTTTTCCGCACCCATTTCCAGGAGTAGCCTTGCTTCCTTACCTATTGGAGTTTCCTCCGCTAGATTAAGTTGCTTGGTCAGGTCCCGTAATGGCTCCGGTATAATGAAACTATACTTGCAGGGTTTCGGTTTTTCGTGGGTCCTTTTTAATGCTTCCCAATGCACAGCATGGTACAACGATGTCCCAATCAAGAATCCCAATGGTGGAGATGGTTTCCCATCTCGAGCAAGGTCTTCTTTCATGATCTTGTCGACCAGCTTCATGTTCTTTTGAAGCCTCTCCATCTTCCTTCTTGCCCAGTACTCTGGACTACGTTTCCTTTCACAACAATGTAAAACTAGGCGTTTTATCGCCTGGGGCACTTTGAAGTTATAGGAATCCATATGTCATGGGGGGGG